GAAGCCAACTATGCAGACGACATCGTGGAGCAGAACATCGCCAGTGGAGCAATGCCCGAAGCGATGAGACCGAGACTTCTAAACTCACATATGGAGATTGAGCAGACGAAAGCCATTCTTGCAGAGAACGATTTGTCGCAAGTGGATAACATCGTGCTGATACACCTTTCAGACGGTAATTCGGACGAAGAACGCTTTGTTCGAGAAGTACGACAACTCACTGGAAAGCCAGTGTATGCAGCCAACGCAGGAATGACGTTAGACCTATCCAAACAGCCGTACTGATATGAAGATACTGATTGACAAAGTAGGTGGATATTTTAATCTGCAGAACCTTTATTCGTTCTTTCGAGCAACGCCCGACGGCAGCTATATGCTATCTATCACGAAACAGAAAAGGGGGCGAACACTCAATCAAAACGAATGGCTTTGGGGCTGTGTATATCCTATCCTACTGGACGGATTGCTTGATGCAGGCTGGGAGTTCACATCGGTAGAGCAAGTACACGAATTTTTCAAACGGCTTATGGCGCAGGATCGAGTTGTAAACTATGAGACTGGGGAAATCGTGGAAATACCAAAATCTACGGCTACAATGGACACACAACAGTTCTCAACCTACATCGACAAATTGAGAGAATACGCAGAGGAATTTTTGAACGTAACCATTCCAGACCCCGACAAGGGCTGGAGGTCAAAACATCGATGATGTATGAGAGCAGTACCAAATGACATTGTGCAGAACCTTATACGACATTTACCGCTAATTCTCGACAATATGAACGAGGAAGCAGTTAGAAAGGGGTTGAGATTGAACAATGCAGTGAGATTGACAAAGATTTGTATTAAACGTTTAGAGAAAATCGAAAATGAGCAAAAACATTCAAATTCAGCAGGAGAACGTTCTGAATGCTTACAAGAACGCAAGTGATGAGCAGAAAGAGTTACTGGAACATTTGTTCGGTAGCGAAGTATTCAAACCAGCAGATGTAAGAGAGCGCATCAAGACATTTGCCGATGCAGCCAAAGCGGTCGGCATTGAGGACCCAGAAGAGTGGGAAGAGCAGTATTCGGATTTAGAGCCTGACGTATTGGCTTACTTCAAGCTCCGTATTATCACAAAGGCACTCAACGAGGGCTGGGAACCCAAATTTACAGTTGGCGAATATAGATGGTTCCCATTCTTTGTACTATACACAAAAGATGAGATAGATAAAATGGACGAAAAAACCCGTACTCGTGTGGTTCTGCGGTCGTGCAACATTGCGAGTACGTATGGCGGTGTCGCTTTCGTGTATGCGGTTTACGATTCCTCGTACTCGGACTCGAACGACGGTTCTCGGCTCGCCTTCAAAAGCGAAGAGTTGGCGGAATATGCAGGAAAGCAGTTCACCGAGATTTATGCCGATTTCTGTTTCATTCCTAAAGAGTTCTAACTATGGCACGAGAAAAAGCAAAGGTCGAGACCAGAAAAGACGAGGTGCGCTATTTCACAAGCGAACCGAAAGAAATGCTGAACAAGTATCTTGTTGCCGATGTGCTTCAAAAGTGGACTGAGGATTTTTTGGACGAGGATTCTGGCGAGGTAGTAACTATCGAAAGAACACAGAAGCTCTTTGAAAAGGGTCGATTGATAGACCAAGACCTCTTGACACAAATCAGTTTTCATTTGCAGACTGGAGACATCAAGGAAGTTGAAGTCAGCAATCAGAAACGATTGGCTTTCGAGTGTCAAAACACACATTTGCACCCGTGGCAGGCGCAAGCCGAAATCGGAGACAAAAAGTACAAGTTCCTGCTCTATGCAAGCGGTATCGCAAATGTAATCGAGATTTTGAACGATTACATCGAACTGAATTACGCTTCGGGCTTCACGCTTGTAATGGCAAAGGAAATGGACTCCTGCATCATTCTTACCGACACGTTCGAGAAACAAAAGGTGGATTTGGAAAAGGCGTATCTGAAAGACGAAATATCACTGGAGGAATACGTGGAAGCCAAAGACGGTGCCAAAGATGAGGACGAAGAGGTCAAGGAAAAGAAGTTCTACCAGTTGGAGGTCAAAATAACCTATTCGGACGACATCGAGACAACCCAGAGCTTCATCGTTCACACTTTCGACACGGACCGTGCGCTGATGATTATCTCCCACTACTTGAAAACGTGGGAGGAGAAACGCCAAAAGGAACACGAGGAAAAGGGGTACAGCAAGTACGAGATTAGAGACTTTAAGCTGTGCATCGAGAAAGCAGGACCAATGCCGGTTGGAGCTTTCGTCCCAAAGGAGTTCACAATGGCATACAACGAACCTCAATAATCAAACATTCCCAGTCCTCACAAGTTGGGGACTGGGATAAACTAAAAGCAAATGGCACAAGAAAAGATAACATTTTACAGACGGTGGAGTGAGACCACCAAAGACCTTCCAGCAGATGCAAGACTGGAAGTGTACGATGCTATCGTGCAATATGCTTTCGAGGGGACAATTAGAGAGTTTGGATCATCACTGGCAAAGGTGGCTTTTCAGTTCATCAAGCAGGAAATCGACAACGACAACAAGCGACAAGCAGAAATATCAGCCAAACGTAGGAGTGCAGGAAAACAAGGCGGTGCGCCAAAGAACAACCGCAATGCACTTCGCAATAAGGAGCAAGAAGAGCCGGCAGAGCCGATTTCAGCCCCTACACAGCAAGTAAATCTGTTTGGCGATGTGGAACCAGTCGAACAGCAAGAAAAGCCAAAGAAACCCACAAAACCGAGCAAACACAAGTATGCTGAATTTGTACTGCTGACAGAAGCCGAATATCAGAAACTTGTCGATACATACGGAGAAGAGGGCGCACAGTGGATGGTTACCAAGCTGGATAATTACAAGGCTGCACGAGGAATGACCTACAAGTCTGACTATCGCGCAATCCTAAACTGGGTAACAAAACAATACGAAAAGGAGAAAATGAGTTATGGCAGAACCGCAGAAATTAGGCGAGCTAATGAAGCTCAATCCACTCAAACCACCGCAAAGCAACAGAGAGACGCAGAATTTGCCGACCATATCGCAAAAAAGCTCACAAGCGGTTAGCTGTATTGAGTTGTTCGGCAATGCAGAAAAGTTCCTTTGTACGTTCAATCCGGATATGCAGTACAAATACTGCAAAGATGTTAATCGGTGCTACATCGGTAAGGCTCCAAGTCTGAAAGTGATATCCGAAGCATACGGAGAGAACATCACGGAAACGTGGCTCGAAATCCAGTTAAGAGACCTTTCGGAGTTTGCAGGGTGCAAAGATAAGTTAAGCATACAGCAAATAGAGCAAATCGCCAAAGTAATCATTTTGGAATTTAGCTTTTTGAAAGCAACCGAGCTGATGCACTTTTTCATACTCTTCAAGAGTGGAAAGTTTGGAAAGTTCTACGGAGCAGTGGACGGACTGGTTATCACAGAGGCCCTGCAAGAATTTCGCCAACTGAGACGTGAAAGGCTTTGGGAACTGGAGCAGAAGAGAGCTCGTGAAGAGCGAGCAAGGCGTGATGCAGAACACGCAAAGAACGCTATGAGTTTTGACGAGTGGCAAGAATTAAAACATCTGTTCAATATGGGTTACGAACCGTGGCGCATCAAGGCAGAACTTGAAGAACAGAGAAAACAAGAAAATCAAAAATAACCAATTTAACGCAATAACGATATGAGTAATTCTATGAACGCAGTCAAGCAGGCTATCAAGACCTATCTTGACAACAGAGCAAAGACCGATGAATTGTTTGCAGTGGCTTATGCAAAGCCTAACAAGAACATCGATGAGTGCTTCAACTACATTTTAGGAGAAGCCAAGAAACAAGGAAACGCAGTATATCTTCCTGATGATGTAGTGTTCGGCTGGGCTGTTCACTACTACGATGAGGACGACATCAAGATAAATAAACTTCCGGCTAATACCAGAGTGTCTGCAAAGGCTTCGGTAGAACTTACCGAGGAGGACAAGGAAAAGGCACGAGATTTAGCGGTGCAGGAATACAAACAGCAGTGTATCGACAAGCTCAAAGCTGCCGATGAAGCGAAAGCCAAGAAAGCAGCCGAAAAGAGAAAGGCTGAAATCGAGAAACGCAAGCAGGCTGAACTGCAATTTCCTAATCTTTTCCAGTTTGACGAGGTATGAGACCGAAGAACGCTTACCAGAGACATATTGTCGAGTTGAGCGAAAAGCTCCCGGCAATAACCGACAAGCAGAAACAATGGGCTTTTGAACATTGCTTCGAGCCGGACGGATATTACACCAAAGGTTCTGTATGGTGTCTCCATTGTGGAGAGGTCTTTCCAAAAACAACGTCAGAGTTGATAATATCCATTGCAGGAGACGAAGCTGTGTGTCCCAAATGTGGAAGCAGATTAAAGCTGGAGAACAGCCGTAAAGCGAAGTATAACGAACGCTGGTATTACACAATCATCACAGCGATACAAGGTTTTCAAGTCTGCCGGCATTTCATTGCCGAAAAGACAGTGTATAAAGCAAGCAAACATCTACACGGTTGCGGTGAACCATACTACACAATCCACGAAGCAGTACAGAACTGGATTGATGAGAACGGAAAGGAGACAATCATCGCCAGACCTTGCAAAAGTATTCCGAGAGTGTACGATGCGTGGGACTTTACAAAGCCAATGGAAATACGTACTCGACACAACAGTAGTATGTATTTCACTGGTGACAGATACGACATCGATGCAAAGTATATCTATCCACACAGAAACATTCTGCCTAAAATCAAACGTAATGGCTATACGGGACGTTTTCACGGACTTTCAGCCAGCGAGCTATTCAAATTATTGTTAAGCGATAGAGAAGCCGAAATACTGGCTAAAAACGGTCAATTTGATTTGCTCCGCTTCAAATGGAAGAGAAGCTATAAGGAGTTCACGATGCCGTTTGCTCACTCTATCAGAATAGCCACACGAAACAAGTATATAGTCAAGGACGCTTCAATGTGGATTGACTATCTGAACTTGCTTGAATACTTCCACCTCGATACCCATAATGCCCACTACGTTTGTCCCCGAAATCTGAAAGCGGAACACGACAGACTGTTGGTTCGCAAACAACGGATTGAGGAAAAGATTGCTCTTGAAAAGAAAATCGCAGAAGCCAAAAAGTGGGAAGCAAAGTACCAGGAGACCAAAGGAAAGTTCTTTGGCATTTGTTTCGGGAATGAGAATATCGTTATTACGGTTATCCAGTCAGTAGCGGAAATGGCAGAAGAGGGAAAGGCGATGCACCATTGCGTGTACTCTATGGAGTATTACAAGAAGCCTAACAGCCTAATTCTATCAGCGAAAGACAAAGCAGGAAATCGCATCGAGACAATCGAAATCGACCTCAAAACCTTTAAGGTGGTACAAAGTCGTGGCGTGTGCAACAAGAACACAGACAAACACGATGAGATTGTGAAACTGGTTCAAGATAACATTAAACTCATAAAACAAGCAGCGTGATGGAAGAACAGATAATATCAGCAGTAAGGGCTATGCGTGAAGCCTAGAAAGAGTATTTCAGAACACGAGACATAAACGTATTGCGTAGAAGCAAGGCACTGGAAAAGCGTGTTGATACGCTTCTCGCAGAGTATGATAACCCACAAAAAGACTTATTCGACAATGGCACAGATAATCAACAGTGATAAAAATTTCAAGGTGATAGAGGTTTACCTATCAGACTGTATCAAATGGGGCGGTTTGGGTATTTGCGACTACTGTAACACCGCAATCCGCAAAGGCTACTATGTAGCAGTATTGAACTGCGTTCTTTGTGAAAAATGCTACAAGAGTTGGCACCATAGAGCGAAGAACTATCCCGAAGACAGACGGATCGAGGAGAGCAATTTTAATCGTATGAAATCAATCTTAAATCTGTGATTATGGGAACAAGAAAGTGTGCTGTATGCGGTAAGGAAAAACCGCTTTCAGAAATGAGCAAATCATATCCCACACGCTGCAAGGAGTGTGTTGCAGAGCATACAAGATTGGTTCGCCAGAGAGCCAAGAATCAGACGGAAGAACCAGTTGTACCACACATCGACTGGGAACAAAGGCGATACGAAATAGCCAAAGCCATTTATCCGGAAGTCATAAAAGCGACACATCCACGAGATGCAGCAGGGGTTGGAAATACAACGGTATTATTTGCTGATGTATTGATAAAGGCACTGAAAGGAGAAACCGAGCAAGAAAAGGAAGAACCGAAAGAGCATAAACACGAAGCAGTAGAAGTTAAGATAGGTTCAACCGTTCAAATTGAAGGTGTCGATTACGTATGCCTAAACGCAGGGGATAACGACTGCTGTTCGTGTGATTTCTTAATAGACGGAGATTGTGCAAGCCCCAGTTGGTTGAAGTGTCATTCAGAGCGCAGAAAAGATGGGAAAGATGTAATGTTTATCAAGAAAGGAGGTAGCAAATGACGTACAAAGATTTATTCGATGCTCAACACGAGTATTGCACAACAGAAGACTATCCTGGCACTGCAATTCGTCCGCACGCATTTATAGCTGGTGCTAAATGTGTAATCAAATACTTAAACGATTTGTCTGCCAATGAAGCACTCGAAGCAATTACAAATCTACACGATGAGTTGCAAGAGGAAGAAGAACTGACCAAATGGACCCTCAAAAAGATGTCGCCATTCGTGCCAAACAAATGCGAGAGTTGCGACCGCTTCGACGAGTGTTACACCAGAAACGGAATGAGAGAGTTCTGTAAAATGTATGGTGCAAACGTGGTTTTCAAACGCAAAGAGCAATGGGAACACCAAAAGGAAACGGATTAGTTGAGATACGGGGCGAAAAGACCGTTGAACGGGGTTTCAACTGTATGAAGCTAATCGAGTTCTTGACCGAGGACGGAGTAAAGGACTGGGACAACTGGCACGGGGCGCACGAGCAAGCAAAACAAGGCAACTGCCCCTATAAAAGCCAGTGCCCAATCCACGAGAAAACGATAAATTCCAAGAATAATAAATAATAATATACAATTATGGCAGTAGTTTATAAATATCCATTAGTAGTTACAGATAGGCAGTTGGTAACAATGCCAAAGGAAGCCAAAATACTATCAGTGCAGGTTCAGAATGGTGCTCCCTATATGTGGGCACTGGTAAATCCCAAAAACGGTACGGAAGAAGTGCCTATCAGAATACACGGCACCGGGCATAACATTCCTGATGCAGATCGGCTGGCATACATCGGAACTTTTCAAATGCCGAGATATGGTTTAGTGTTTCACGCATTTTTGGAGCAATCGTTATGAAGAACCTAAACGCATACAGAGACCAAGCATATAAGATAGCTTGTGAACACGGTTTCCACGATGAAGAGCGGAGTATCGAGCACTGGAAATGCCTAATCGTTTCGGAGCTTATGGAAGCGGTCGAAGCAGACAGAAAAGGGAAACGAGCAGATATCCGAGCTTTCAATACAAGGCAATTTGTGGGGCGAGGTTCAAAGGACGTAACAGTTTCTTATGAGTATAATTTCGGACTTTGCATCAAAGACACCGTAGAAGATGAGCTTGCAGATGCTTGTATTCGCATTTTGGACCTTGCAGGGTACAAGAACATAGATTTGCAGTTTGAAGCCGAGAAATCGGACAAAAACAGCCAAATCGAAGAGTTTACGGAAGAGGTATTCAAAATCGTAGGCACAATGACTATCGTAATACTGGATTTATGCCTTTCATACGCATTGATACAGATATTCTCTCTGGCCGACAGAATGGGTATCGACATCGAGAAGCATATCCAGTTGAAAATGGAGTACAACGCTTCAAGACCATACAAACACGGTAAGAGGTATTGAGTATGGAATTTACCAAAGAACAATATGCAGCGTTGGAGGAGGTAGCCATAGCGTTTGGTGTATGTGTAGAAAAGCTCATTCGTAGCATTGAGGAACTGGCAATAAGGTTTCAGATATGCAAGGTTGAAACTGAATTGTTGGAAATGGCGATTGAAAACATCAAGCAGCAGGAGTATGAGTATTACGAACGCCTACAACAAAGGCGTGGTCCTCTTCCTCCGTACAGACCAAAGACAAAACCGGTCAAGGTTTATAAAAGAAAAATTTACTGGAAACGTATTCGGAGCAATCCGAAGCAAAGATAATCGAGCTATGACAAATGATGAAGCAATAAGAAACCTATTCTGCCGAGTGCTGCAAGAGATAGACGCAGCCATAACAGAAATGGAAACGGACGAAACGGACTCTGGGATTATTCACTATCCAAGCTTTCGATATACACCGACATTCGAGTTTACAGACGAAGATATAGAGTTAATCAAATGGTTGGCTGATGAAGAGGGAGAAACCTTTGATATGCTGACCGAATAAAAACAAGCAATATGAGAAACAGAGCAAAAACAATCGTACTAATGCTTTCAAAGACCTTTCCGAGAAAGCACCGCAGCGCAGGAAAGAAAACGAACTTCCAGCGCAGTTTGAAAGAGGGCAAGAAAATCCACACGATCCGTAGCGGATATGAAGCGTGGAAGCACAACATTGAGAAGATACAGAACGGAAACTTTTTCCTATCGCTCCGCCAGTGGGTAGATGTACCATACAGAAGCAAGCAGGAAGAGATTAAGGAGCTGAAAAACTCTGTCGGATATGAACGTATCTCGATGCAGTACAATCCCGAAACTGGAATAGTAAAGGCTATCATCAACGGCAAACAGTATCTCGATGTAACGAAGATAGCCGAGAATGACGGTTTGAAGTGGGACGACTTCATCGACTGGTTCTTCGGTCAAGGAACCGGAAGAACGCTCTTTCAAGGTGTGATAGTCCACTTCACGGATTTTCGATACACTAACAATCAAGAATGTAAGTAGTATGTATGTAAGTATATAATAATATTCTTCTATAAATACGGGCAAATCAAAGAACAATCAAAAGAAAACAAAGATGTTAAACAAGGCACAAGTCATAGGAAATCTGGGTGCTGATCCGAAAGTTACCATTATCAACAACGGACAGACAAAAGTCGCATCGTTCAGTGTTGCGACAACAGAAAGGGGCTATACCACGCAAAGCGGTGTTCAAGTCCAAGAAAAAACAGAATGGCACAATATCGTGTGCTTCGGGAAACTGGCTGATGTGGTCGATAAATACCTCAAAAAAGGTTCAAAGGTTTTCATTGAGGGCAAAATGAGAACAAGGAGCTATGAGGACAGAAACGGTGTTAAGCGTAGTGTTATGGAAATCAATGCGGAGGTTATGGAAATGCTGGACGGTAAACAGCAGAACCAGCAACAGCAGCAGTATGAACAACCGCAATACAACGCACAGCCGGCTCAACAACAACCTCAATACTCATCGCAGGGCAACGGTGAGGACGGAGATTTACCATTCTAACGCAGGAGGACGGAATTATGCCAAGACATATCGAAAGCCAAATTCAAAGAGCCTGCAAAAAATGGTTCGACTACCAGTATGGGCAGTTCGCACCGCTTCTGTTCGCTGTGCCTAACGGTGGATTGAGAGGAAAGAAAGAAGCTGCCATAATGAAAGCAGAGGGAATGACAGCCGGAGTAGCTGATATGATACTGCTCGTGCCAAAGAAAGGTTATGCGTCTCTCTGTATTGAGTTCAAGACTGCAAAAGGTAGGCAAAAGCAAAATCAAAAAGACTGGCAACGTATCGCAGAAATGCACGGTAACAAGTATGTTATTGTGCGCAGTTTTGATGGTTTCGTCAAGGTTATAACTGCCTATTTGTGTTGAAATACCCTTTTTTCACGCCTTTTAGTGCGCTTAATAGGCGCACTTTAAGTATATTTGCAGTCGATATAACAAATGTTACACTAAATTAAAAAATTATTCAGATGGAAATCTTATCACAATTCGAGGGAATGATGCTCATTGGTAGCTTCTTCCTTGCAATGGTAGCAATCATCTTTATGCTACGAAAGAGAGAACAGACGAAAGAAGAGTTTTTGGTCGCCAATCGATGCGCTCCGTGGTTGCTCGCAGCGTTTTCAATGGCTGCAACGTGGGTATGGGCACCGTCTATGTTCACAGCAGCAGAGAAAGCCTACACACAAGGTTTCGCAGGTGTGTTCTGGTTTGTCGTTCCAAACGTTCTGACGCTCATTCTGTTTGCGTTCTTTGCTAACAAGATGCGAAAATTGCGCCCCGATGGTTGGACGTTCTCCGATTATATCCGAGAGACGTACAGCAATAGGGCGCACAATATGTTTTTGGTGGAAAGCTTCGGCCTGCAAATCTGTTCACTCGCTGTTCAGTTGTTGGCTGGAGCTACAATCTTTCATAAGGTTACTGGATTGCCGTTCTTGTGGACTACGATAATCCTTGCAGCCATTCCACTATTGTACTCGCTCACGAGGGGTATTCGTGGAAATATCGCATCGGACTTTATCAAAATGGGATTCATCGTTGCGGTTCTTTTGCTCGGTCTGCCTATTATGACATCAAACGCAGGAGCAGAAACATTCTTCAACGGTTTGGGAGGTCTCACTGGCAACTATCGACATCTGTTCGACAGCACCGGTATTGCTGTAATGCTTTCGTTCGGTCTGCCTACTACAATCGGTCTGCTTTCGGGAACATTCGGAGACCAGATGTTTTGGCAGCGTGTTTTCTGTGTGAAGCCACAGCACGTTAAGCGCACTATGGTTACAGCAGCCTTTATCTTTGCCGTAGTGCCCATTTCCTTGTCGTGCTTCGGCTTTTTCGCAGCAGGAGCACAGTTGCCTATCGCTGACACCCAGCTTGTCAATGTAGGGGCTGTAATCGCATTTACTCCGAAATGGTTCTTGTATCTATTCTTCTTGCTTATCCTTTCAGGACTTATCTCAACAGTCGATAGTATTCTTTGCGCTGTATCATCAGTAGCCGGACACGATGTAGTGAAACGCATCGAGGAAAAGACCGGCACAGAGTTCAATTCTGTTAAGATCGGACGTATTGCAATGATTATTGTCGCTATCCTTGCTATCGGTGTAGCGAACATTCCTGGTATTACTATCACATATCTGTTCCTCTTCTACGGAACGCTACGCAGTTCAGTAATGCTTCCTACCATATTCGCCATTAAGGGCTACAAGATGAGCGAAAGCGGTTTGTTCTATGGCATTTTGGCGAGCCTTGCAGTCGGTCTGCCAATCTTCGCTATCGGTAACTTGAACGGCTGGGTGCCTATGATTGTCGCAGGTTCACTCCTCACAATCGGTCTTTCGGGTGCAATCTCGCTCTTGAAGAAAGACAAAGCAGAGACTATTTAATCAATTCAAAACCCCAAAACGAAAAGACAATGAAAAATCGTTTGAAACTAACGCTGTTGCTGACAGCTATCACGCTTTTGTTCGCAGTAAGTGCCAAAGCGCAAATTTATGACGGTATCACCCAGCCTACACGCTTTCGTGTATGGGTGCCAGTTACAACATCGCTACACGATGGCAACGCTACCACCGTTGCACCATTCATCGGTTACAAGCAGGACGTTTGCGACTGGTTCTCTGTAACGCCAGTGGTACAGTACAACATCAATTCGGAAACGTTCACTCCGCAGGTTTGGCTAAACTTCAACGTAAAGCAGAAATTCTATGTATTGTCACGCTCTATCTATGACACACGAGCGAATGAGTACAGACATACGTTATCAGCCACTTACAAGCTCCCTCTCGGCTTTATGGTAGATGCAACCACTGACAAGACCTTTCAGAAGATGTACCAAATGCTTATGGCAGGAGACCCCAAGAAAAGGACTTATCGTGTACTCGTTGGCGACTTGTACAGAGATACGCAGAACAGAGACGGTATAATTAAGAAACGCAAATAATTTATGGAAACAATATGGAAACAGAACGTGATACACAGAGAATTGACGAGAGGGTCGCCCAAGAAAAGGCAGACCTTTTACAAGCTCTTGCCAACACAAGCGGTATAGTTTCATCAGCTTGTAAGGCAGCCAATGTGTCCCGAATGACGTATTACCGCTGGTATAATGAGGACCCCGATTTTCGGGAAAAGGCAGATGATATCAAGGAACTGCAAAAGGACTTTGCCGAAAGCCTTATCCTCAAAAAGATGAAAGAGGGTGATACGACAATGATAATCTTCTATGCAAAAACGCAGATGAAAGACAGAGGGTACACAGAACGCAAGGAGATTACCGGCAAAGATGGTGAGGACCTTATCAGAACAAAGGAAATCGACATCACCAAACTAACCGAAGAGGAGCGTAAACTACTGCTCCGCATCGGACAAGATATTATAAACAACAAGGAATGATATCACGATTAGATTATACGGCACTCGCATTGAGAGTGGTTGCTGACCAGTGCAAGCGGAGCTTCTTTTATTTCGTCCAGACATTCTGGGACGTTATCATCAAGGAAGAGCCGACTTACAACTGGCACATTCCGTTTCTATGCGAGGAACTCCAAAAGCTCTCGGTGTCGATTGTGGCACGAGAGCCAAAGCCGTATGACCTAATCGTAAACATTCCTCCCGGTACAACCAAGTCCACAATCGTAACTATAATGTGGCCGGTGTGGTTATGGACACAAGACGCAACACTCCGAATAATCACAAACTCATATTCGGTTGGATTGTCTATCGAGCACGCAACAAAGAGTAAGGACATTATCCAGTCGGATAAGTTCCGAGCATTGTTTCCGCACATTCAGATACGTAAGGACAAATCGGGTAAACAGAACTATGAGAATACGGAGACTGGTTATCGTTATGCAACATCTACTGGAGCTACGATTACCGGTTTCCACGCTCACGTAATCATCAATGACGACCCCGTAAACCCAAAGCAGGCTGAATCAGAGCCTTTGCGAGTACAGGCGAATGAGCACACAAAAACGCTTTCGTCTCGTAAGGTGGATAAAGCCAACACGCCAGTTGTAACGATTATGCAGCGTCTCCACGAGGAAGATGTTACGGGCTATATGCTGAAAAAGAAAGGCGAAAACATCAGACACATCTGTCTGCCTGCAGAAGATTGTGATGATGTAAAGCCGGCAGAGCTTCGCAAATTCTATGTGGATGGACTTCTCGATCCAAAGCGTCTGAACAGAACGGTACTTCAAGAAGCTATGGTCGATTTGGGTTCTCGTGGCTATGCAGGACAGTATATGCAGGTTCCAAGCGCAGCAGGAGGTAACATTATCAAGGAAAGTTGGTTCAGACGAATATCGTTTGCCGACTTCCGGGCACTCCGCTTCAAGGAGCCGATACATTTCTTTCTTGATACCGCCTATGACGAGAAAAAGAAAAAGACTGACAATGACCCTTCGGGTATCATTGCAGCCTGCAAAATCAAGAACAGCATTTATATCACACACGCCAAAAAGGTTTGGAAATCTTTTCCCGACCTTTTGCGGTTCTTGCCCGAATATATGTACGCCAACGACTATGACGATAGTCAAAGTACGCTTCGAGTTGAGCCAAAGGCAAACGGAAAGAGTGTTGTTCAACAACTGGAAGACAGCACCAGTTTGAACGTAACCTATACTCCCACCCCAACAGATGCCAAAGACGTGCGACTTCACGCTATCGCTCCGAAAGTGGAGTGTGGACGTGTGTACCTTGTCGATGGCGAATGGAACGAAGAGTTCATAGATGAAGTTTGCGGTTTCCCTACAAAGGTTCACGATGAGTATGTGGATTTGCTGGGGTACGCTGTAAACTACTTTACAGAAGATGATACAGAGATACCCGATGATGTAGATGCTTTATTTTCAATTTAACACTTTAAGACAATGGGATTTATTCAAATGTTTACTAACTACCTCAATGCGGTAGTTGGAAGAAATCAGGAGTTCGAGGAGTTGATTAAGGCAAAGGACATTTCGAGAGTGAAAGAATTGTTTACTACACGTGAAGCCCTTACAGCCGAAGCAATGAAAGAGTATGATCCGAAGCAGCACGAGATAATGAGCCGTCCGGACAAAATCTTGAAGAACCCCAAAGGAGAGCGAAAAGGGACGTTGAAACGCTGGAAGCTGCCTATCAACTATCCCCAGTATATTAACGAAATTGCACTTGTGTTCATCTATGGTCGCCCCATTAAGTGGACCAACCAAAGCGAGGGCACAGACAAGGCTTTCAGTGCGTTTCAAGACCTTATCAAGCGTACAAGGTTCGACAGCAAGGTTCGACAATGTAAACGCCTTGCAGGGGCTGAAACGCAGTCTGCAATGCTGTTTAGAGTGTTCCGCAACAGTGAGAACAAGCCCGACTGCCAAATTCGAGTATTGGCAAAGAGTAAGGGAGACGAAATCTATGCTCGTTGGGATATGTACGAAAACCTTGTTTCTTTTGCGTGGGGCTACTACGTAAAGGATAGCAGCACAGAAACATCGTACCACTTCGACATCTTTACCCCCGATGTTATCTACCGATGCAAGCGTGTTCTCACTGGCTGGGAGGTTGTCGAGGAGCAGAACCCGATAGGCAAAATTCCAGTGATACTGTTCCAGCAGGATAAGGAGTGGAAAGGTGTAGAGCCATTGATTGAGCGTGAGGAGTATATCGGTTCAAGAACAGCCGATACAAACGACTACTTCGCAGACCCGATGTTTATTGTCGATACCGATATCATCAAGAATATGCCCGACAAGAACGATGAGAACAAAACGCTTATCTCGAAAGGCAAGGACGATGTATCAAAGGCTGCACATTATCTGACGTGGGACAGTGCGCCCGAGAGCAAGCAAAAGGAAATCGAGTGGTTGCAGAAGCATATTCTTACAAAGACGTTCACACCTAACATCGATTTTGAGAGTATGAAAGGACTTTCCAACGTATCGGGCAAGGCTCTGAAACAAATGATGCTTCTGGCCGACATCAAAGCCCAGCGACACAAAGAGGTTCACGATGAGCTGTTGGATCGTACTGGAAACCTTGTCATCGCCATTATCGGTAACGTGCTGAACATAGCTTTGAGGGGCGAATGTAACAATCTTGTTGTCGGGCACGAGTTTCAAGAGCCATTCGGAGAGGACATCAAAGAGACTATCGAGAACATCGCAAAGGCGAAAGATGCAGAAATGCTATCGACAGAGGGTGCTATCGAGCTCAATCCGCTTGTGAAAGACAAGGAGCAGGAGTTGAAGCGTATCGAAAAGGAAAGTGCCGATGCAGCCCAGAGACAGCGTGATATATTCGGTGCCAGTCAGAACAAAGACGATGTTTTCGGAGGTGCTGAATAATGGCAAGGAAACCAATCATCAAAAAAGAGCCGGCAAAGTATCAGTGTAAAGATTGTGCCAATTCCTATGACTGGCATAGCAAGGCACTGGACGGACATCTGATACTCTGCCGTTGCCCTTATAAACAGCAGGGAGGAAAGTTCTGCATATTCCTTTCTGACCCACAGTGCGAACATTTCAAACTACGAACAAATGGCGAAAAAGAAAATTGACATAGACAAATACGCATCGGGCTTGTTCCAGAGAACGGAAGACTATGCCGATAAGGTACGGCAGCATTACGCAACCGCAGTGGACGAGCTTCTGAAATTGTCCGCTAACAGCCATATTAGCCCCGATGAGGTGTTTTCTTTTGCGGATAATAAAAAGCTATCCGAAAAGGCGAACAACGTCTTACGTGGGCTGTATTCTGCTGTTTACAATGAAATAAAAGGCGGTATCGTTGCAGAATGGGAGTTTGCGAACCTTTCGTGCGATGCGTTGATTGAGTCAATTTTCGGCAAAGGTCTGAATGAGGACAACCATTTCGCACGTTGGTTCAGCCGTAATCAGGAAGCAATGGACGCTTTTTTCAAGCGTAAATCAGCCTACGGAGGTATGAACCTATCGCAAAAGGTGTGGCGGTACACTGGCGACCTAAAAACGGAAATGGAGCTTGCTCTGTCCCTATCACTGGGGCAGGGCGATTCTGCTTCTACCGTATCGAGGAAAGTTCGCCAATACTTGCAGGAGCCGGACAAATTGTTTAGGCGCATAAGAACCGGCACTGATGCAAACGGGAATCCGCTTTACAAACTATCAAAGGCTGCAAAGGCATACCACCCCGGACGTGGTGTGTATCGTTCTTCGTACAAGAACGCAATGCGTTTGACGAGGACCGAAACCAATATGGCGTATCGTGCCAGTGAGCAAGACCGTTGGCAACGGATGGATTTCGTTGTAGGCTACGAAGTGAAACGCTCAAAGCGAGGTTTTGACTGCTCAATATGCGAATCTCTCAAAGGCAAGTTCCCGAAAGATTTTATTTTCAGAGGGTGGCACGCACAGTGTCGATGTGTTGTTGTCCCAATTCTCGCAACCGATGATGAGTTTGTAAAGATGCAGGAAAAGATGCTGGCAGGCGAAAGTCCCACATCAATAAGAAGCATAAATACCATTCGCAGACCGCACGAAGACTTCTACAACTGGTGGGAGGATAACAAAGGACGTGTCGAAACCGCTACGACTATGCCGTACTGGGTGCAGGATAACCAGGACTACATCAATAAGAAGCGAAAAATCCGTGTTCGCACAGATGAGGAACGAGAAGCTATCCGCAAAAAGTGGGCTGAACGCTCTAAAAAGTATCAGCTTATTACGAAGATGGCTAACAATGTTCTCAAAGTGGCGCAGGAGTACCCGGAAATTGACCTTACGGCTCTTCAATCGTTCATCGACAAGAGGAACATCGGCCAGATGAATAACGAAGCTCGTACGGTCGCTAAACAGATTGTAGAGATACGCAAGGATGAGCAGATGTTGTCGGCTCTTATACCGGATGTACACGAGTGGAAGAAGCAGTTTACATCGGCTGAACTTCACGAGGTGTACGATGCAGTGGAAAAGAAGATTGCCGACATCAAAGGCAAGGCTCTCAAAACTCATAAGTACAGCACGCATCTTGAACAAGAGCTTGCAGACTTTGAATTTGAAATCAAGTACGTTGCTGATCCTACGAAGTACAAGCCCGGAGCAATTCAATATCCAACGTGGAAAGTTTCGCAAGCTGCATACGCAAAACAGCACGCACTGGTTCTTGATGCTATCGACTGGGAGAACATCAACACAGAATTGGCAAGCATTACATCGTTCAAAACGAAATCGAAACCATATCTTGACCTTGTTGATACATTGCAGGAGGCCATCAGCAAAAATGACAAGAGCCTTGCTCAAAAGACGATCCTTGACATCAAAGCCAAACGTGCAGAACTCGACAAGGCAGCAATGGCAAGACAACGCAAGAAAATGGGTAACATCAAGCCGACTAACTTGCCTGATATGAGCAAAGACGAAATCGACCGTCTGCTTGATTTGTTCAACAACGAGACTATGGACGATGCAGATAAACGCTTACGTTCTTTGGCAGAACAAGCGTGGGCCACACTTACAGACGAAGAGAAACTGATTCTAACGAAATACACCCAGACATACTGTTATTTGAACGAACCTTTGCGAGGTCTCCCTTACTATGGTTCACTGATTCCAAATGCAGACCATATACACGACTTGCCAATACTGACTTCTGCACTTGAAAAATTCAAGATGCCACAAAACACAGTTGTTCGTAGAGGTGTAAACAATCACGCAATTCCAGAACTGGGATATGATTTGAGTTCGCTTAAGGTTGGCGATGTGTTCACAGACAAAGGTTTCTTATCGACGGCTGTTCATAGGAACAAAGGTTTTCATCAAGATTACAATCTTGTTATCTGTGTACCGAAAGGAGCAAAGGGTTTCTATGCAGAACCATTGTCTCACTACACCGACTATTGTAGGTTTGACTATAAAACAAACACGCTTTGGGATGGTAAGAGTGTAGAAACAATCGGTGGAGAAGCCGAATGGATAGGACAACGTGGTAGCCAGTTTAAGGTGCTGAAAAAGTCTGGAAAGACTATCTACTTACAAATGATAGGTCAGTTGCAGTAAACCAAAAGGGAGTGCCGAAACACTCCCTTTTTTAGTAATACTCTTTGTAGAACTTCTTGAATGGCTCTACCGCTTCTGTCATTGATTGGCTGGTCCTCGCATATCGATTAAACAGCAACGCTTTCAATGATAGCGGGATATCATCGAATTGTTCAAAAAGCCCCAGTCCAAGACGAATATACTCTTCTATGGCTATGGATAATGAATTACCATTGTTGAGCATTTCATTGATCCACGCACGCTCATAGAACCAAAGCATTGATTTGTTCTGCTCTCTGAAAGGGCTATCATCCTCGCCTTTGTAGTACCTGCAGAACTTCAAAAGGTCTTTCTTATCCATTCTGTTTCTCGTTTAAGGTTTGAAAGAAATCTCCAATAACTCTATCCATTGTGCCTGGCAAGTATTCCAGTGCTTTTTGGTAGATGTGTTCGGGAATACCCCATATCGCTTCGGCTATTGAACCGACAATCGCCCCGATTGTATCGCTATCCCCTCCTACTGCAACAGCATAACGGATTGCTTCCTCAAAGCTGTTTGCCTTGTTGATGATACCAAAGACAACTGGCATTGTGCCTTGACACGTTTCATCGAAGCGGTTTTGCCCAAGTAGAGGTTCTACCCAAGTCGGATAGTATTCAGTCATTGCCATAAGCATTGAGACCTTACCATACTTTCGAGCCAAGAAGATAGCCGTTGCTGTGGCAACTGCACCTTTGATACCCTCCGGGTGGTC